AGGAGGATAGCCAGGACTTAGCGAGGAACTTGAGGTTCCCTTGCGTATACTTTTTGCTCTTTGTGTTTGCAGCGGAGGGTTTCACTGGTTTTATGTTCCTGATTGCGCTTTTCCTGACGTCGGCGAGAGTTGGTTTTATATTGTTGTCAAATGCCAAGCAGTGAAGCAATGCATCGGCAAGATCATCTTTCTTTTTGCTTTTTTCAAACATGGCCACAAATTTCTCATCCTGTTCAGTAGCCTTCAGAAAGTTCGCAACAGTCTCTACGGAAAGCTTTTTACGTTCGTTATATGTCCAATTTGTTATCTCACGGTCCGGCCAAAACGAGGTCGAAGATGCGTAAGATAGTTTGTGTTTAGGGTCTATGCAATACACACGACCTCCGTTCATGGCGCAGAACATCTCAATATAGTGTTGAATCCGAACCGCCCGAGGGTTCTTGGTTGGCTGACGCTCGATCACCACGTCCATAGATTCTTTCACCCAGTCCGCAAAATTTATTTTATTCAAACCATCGGCTATACCATTTGGGTCCGGCATGATATTTACGACAGCCCATTGCACGATCTTCTGGCCGTCGATCATGCAGAGCGCAAGGTTCTTGGTGCCGGGGTCGATTCCTATGGTTTTCATTACTACTTTTTACATAATATTTGATAAGTTCTTACACGCGCACTTTTATTCTTGAAAAAACGGAAACCTCAACCTCGCCCGCTTTCGCGAACCGTTTCTTTTCGACGTACAACGCTTCTGTGTAAATGACATCCACATTTCCACTGCGTTTAGAATGAACCGCTGCGAGTTTTGCCACCTCTCGTATAGCCCCGTCGGTTATATCTCTATTCGTTTTTCGTAGAATCACATGGCTTCCTGGATAGTTTTCAACATGAAACCATATATCTCTGCTGGCCGCGCCAAGAGTGAGGACGTCATTTTCGCGAGCATTCTGACCTACGTCAACGTTGAAGCCGTCTATAATGAATTTTTTCATTTTATGTATATACAATCGTGGGGATTATATACATAAAGTGTCTATATAACATTTATTCGATGTTGACAGATTTGAATTCTTCTGCAACTTGTTCCATGACGACATCGTCGACCATGTTATCGTCATCAACGGGAGGTTTATACCGCAACTCCCTCCACGAGGTCGCGGATTCCGTTGGCATCTGATTCGTATCGTCTATGGGGTTAAGTGGATCCCACTTTGATAGTTCCATTTGAGTATCATCATAGCCAGCGACGTCCAAATGCGGGACGGTCACATTCCCCATATGTAGCTTTTCCACCAACAAAAAGCTTCGTAGGCTGTCATAGAATCAGAAGTGATGCACCCTGGTTCTATTGCGTTCGCCTCTTCTTTCAAGTTTTTAAATAACGCGGCTTCGCATTCAGGAGTTGAATTGCCAATGATAGAAGAGTATAGCCTGAGCATTTCAACAAGAGTTTGGTTTGCGAATACCATCGTTGGTTAATGTATATATTTTTTTAAGATTCGTAGTTTTTACGCAACTACTTTCTTCCCTTTATCAACTGTGTCTCTTATGAAGAATCGTTTTCTCACAATCAGAGACGATGAGAATGCCAGTATCAATACGGTCTGCGATACGCTTATTACGCATAATCATAGTATCAACATCGTCCTCAAGTTTATCAACATTACAATCAAAACAGCACGAAACAACGTTATCGGATACGTATCCAAGCGACGGTATCTGACGATCTATTCCAAACCACGTGATAGGAGTCCGTTGGCAATACATACAATCACCCTTTATCAAAATGTTAAAACACCCCACAGTAATGTCAAACGGAACCTCCTGCTTCTCGGCACGTTTTTTGTATTTATACATACTCGGTTTCGTTTTGTTGACGAACCAAATATCGGTATCGTCGTCGTAATACCTTTCACGAGTACGATAATACGCTTTCCTGATGAACGTCGAAGGATCCGCAGTTCCCTTGGACATATTACATCCGTGGCAACTGGCCACACAATTCTTCGGTATGTGTTCTAGTTTTGAATCTAATCTATCAATCGTAGTAGCAAGTTGACCACAATAGAAACATCCTTGAACCATCAAGTCAAATATGATGTCGTTGGTAAAATCAACGGAATATGGTTGTTTATTTTTTTTAGCACATCTTTTGATTTCATTACACCACATATCCCATTTCCTTTTATCGTGTATTTCACAGGTTTGTATGAAGTCTACAACACAATGTTTGCGATCTTCGCGATATTTTGTGACAGATTCTTTCTGTCTTTCTGTATTTTTCTCGTAATATTCTTTCCTTTTTTCTTTCTCCCTTTCTTTATTTTTATCATAATATTCTTTCTTTTTGTTCAGTATATCTTCTTTCTTTTTCTCGTAATATTCACTCTTTTTGTTTAGTATCTCTTCTTTCTTTCTCTCATAATATTCTTTCTTCTTTGCAGGGTCATAACCCATTTTTGTAAATACACGACATAATCTTTTATTATATAACACAGTTTGTTGATATGACGATGTTTTCGTATCAACAAACTTTAATTTCAATGTCAAACTACTTATGCCTACCTTTTATCAATTTTACGCCATTCGATTCTTCTTCATCATCGTCATCTTTCCTCGCGCGGTCTTTGGAGAATCTCCAAAAACACCGTGCTCCCATTTTGAAATCATCTCTCATCTTTGCTTTCCAATGGAAAACACAATCTGTCGGATCGTTACTCAGTTTCGTGTTGTCTAATACAAGCACGCCGTAATTTTCAGTGCACGCGTTTAACACCTTGTTGAAATCCGAGAAGTTCTCAAAACAACCGAAAAACATATCATACAGACGCTGTCGGTTTGCTTGAATTGCCTCGCGACACACCAGAAGAACGTCGATGTTCGCGCGGATTGCCGGAGGTCCCAGATCGGCAACATACTGACTCGAAAAAATAAGAAAAATGTTCAAGTGCCTACCATTCATGAAAATATAACGCAATACCGGTTTCTTCATAATGGAGTTATCGTACGCAAGATCATCGAGAACCACAAAGACACGTTGCATATTTCCTTTCTTGGAGGCTTTTTTCTGTCGCTCGAGGAGTTTTTCGAGAGAAGCTCCGTCGAAATCGTCGTACACGAAAACCTCGGGAATGAATTTTCCGAAGTATCCATTTCCTGCTTCTGTACCACTCATGACCATCCCGAACGGCAGAACGTCCTTCTTAGAATACAACAGATCTTTGATGATAATAGATTTCCCGCTTCCTCGTCTCCCAACGACTCCGACGATTGCTCCTGGCGATATTGTAGACACATCGAACTCTCGAATATTGAAACTCATATATAACTACAAATCGTTTACTTTTTATTTAGAGAAATTTTACATAGAATTACATCATCATTTATCAGAAAACAGAGCTAACAATTTTCTCGTCAAGACACCTTGCTCGAAAAAGTTTTCCTCCATCATGGTGTGATACAACTCGTAGTCGTCATAGTAGTCATCATCTTCCTCGTCTAGCGACATAATATACTCCTGAAGTTCCTTATATTGCTTTTCAAGTTTTATAAAGCGCTTCTTGGCCTCATGTATAGCGAACTCCTTCCGTTTCTGTATCTGTTCCTCCAAGTCTTCACCCGAGTATGACACTCTTTCGTTTTTCCAGGGGAACATCAATTTCTTGGTCCCCTCTACACGAGGGATCGTGAAAATGTCATTGATATCGCTGAAGCTCACGCGTTTTGCGTTCATTTTTATTTATTAACGAACAAATAAAAATCGAAATACTTATACACGCTTATATCCCGGGTCAAATGACAATTGATAATCATGTGTACTTCACCCCCTAGAATACGTGATCTTGTCCCCGAGTTTCTGTTCGGTCAACTTTAACGCATCTGTGAAAGACGGTTTTGACCATAGTAACCATCTTGACCAGAAGCCAGGTGAATATTTGCCAGCACGCGTCCAATCCTCGCGCTTTTCGTGCCGGTCCACATACCTTTTCATGCGCTCTTTATCCTTGTGAATCGTGTAATCTTCGTACCCTCTCGCGCCGAAGCGAACCGTTTTCAACTTTTTCCCCTCCTTGTCGAAAAAAACCGCCTGGAATTTATGTGTCCCACTCTTTAACTTGGTCAATTTTACGGGCATAATATTATATTACAATATTATATTATAATGCTGATGAGCAAGACGAATATGATGCTTCTCGTCGCACTGTTGCTCGCGATTTTTGTAACGTTTATGGTAACTAAACGAGAGAAGTTCTCCATAAACTGGGCAGATGAAGCCAAGCGTGTAAAAGAATCACGCGAGTCTGACAAGAAGGCGAGTGGAAACACCACCGTAGATTTCTTGTCGGGAGAAGCCCCTCGGTACACCTGGAGACAACAAGTGAAACCCGGTCTGTGGATATGCCCGGACGGTACCGTAGATTACGGTACAAATGACGACAAACAATGCCTCACGAGTTCTCTCGGCCCGAAAATAAACGGAAGATGTCCTTACGGGACGGTGCCAAATTCCAAGGGCGCGTGGGACAAACAGTGTATCAAAGGATACACCACAAGGAAATATATAAACGGGGCTTGGAGATGTTATGGGGGCGCGAGAGACACCGGGGCGGATTGGGGAAAATCTAAAAACCCAGACGTTGACCATCAGCAGTGCCTTCTCAAGACAGACGTCATATCAACGACGACGAGGATGTGGGACGGGAAGGGGTGGAGCTGCCCGCCGGGAACCACAGACACTGGGCTGGACTGGGTGAACTTTCTAAACGGCCATAAGCAATGTAGGCTGGACCCTAACTACTAGACTTATCCTCGTACAAATAATCTAGATATTTCATGGTATACAGAATATCGCGAGGCGGGGAAATAATATCCGAAATGACGAGCTCCTCGTTCTGCTGCTCTATCACGATGATAGATATCTGAGTCGCTTGTGCATAATTCTTCATTTCATCCTCTGAAACGTGACCAATAAGTACGTTCCTCAGAGGCTCGTGTTGGTCAAACTCGTAGTGAATGTCAAGGCTCTGGCCTACAAACAGATTCGCATACGGCTCGATCAGCTCTTCCGTGAACGTGTCGAACGGGTTGTAAAGCATCCGGTGGTCGATCGCCTGCGCGAGGTGAACGGCGGGAGGAAGCTGGCGGAAAGAAAACACCGCGGGGCCGTGAATGCCACGAACTGCGTGTGGGTGTGCAATTCCTGCAAACTGGGTGTGGTTGGTAGAAGGAGCTACAACGAATAGCTTGCTCATATTTATATTGATATATTATTATTAATAGCGGTATATTTATTATTTGGTTTGTTGATATGATTGATGCCATGTCAACAAAAAAATATATCCTTTAGTATAATGTCATCACCTAGGTACGCGCTTTCGCCGGGACCTGGTATGCCGGAATCCCATCGCATCCCTAAACGTATTATGACGAGAAAAACTCCGTTGCGCGTCGAGGCCATCCCAGATGCACAGGAAACCGCTAG